CTCAAACCATGGAAAATAAAAATGTTGTAATTGAATCTGCAGTTCTTGCAGGTCCAGTAACATTTACTAATACAATAACAGTAACAGGAACGTTGGTAATTGTTTAATGAGCAAATTAGAAGTAGATGCAGTTGAACCACAATCGGGCACAAGTTTAACACTTGGTGCTTCTGGTGATACTATCACTATTCCTTCCGGAGCAATAATTTCAAATCAAGGTACCGCTACAGGATTCGGTCCAACAGGAGCCGTATCTTGGGATGTAGCAAATATTAAAACAACAGGATTTACAGCTGTAAATGGACTTGGATATTTTTGTAATACAACTTCTTCAGCTTTCACAGTAACTCTTCCAGCAGCTCCCTCAGCAGGAAATGTTGTTGCTATATCAGATTATGCAGCAACCTTTGCAACTAACAATATAACAGTAAATCCAAATGGAAATAAAATAGCTGGATCAACACTTAATAAAGTTTTAAGTACTAGTGGAATAGCAGTAACTTTTGTATATGTAGATTCAATTGAAGGTTGGATTATAACAGATTCAGGATTACAAAGTGATTTTAAACCATTACCTTATTCAGTAAATTTTTTAGTAGTAGCAGGTGGTGGAGCCGGTGGAAGAAATTATGGTTCTGGAGGTGGTGCAGGAGGATTTAGAACATCAACTCAATCAGTTGGTGGTGGAGTCGTAGTTACAGTAACAGTAGGAGATGGAGGAGCAGCACAAGCTGCTGGTGGTTATATTACTGAACAAGCGCCGTCTGGTTCAAATTCATCAATTTCTGGATCAGGATTAACAACAATTACATCTGCAGGAGGAGGAGGTGGAGCAGTTGGATCTGTTGGAGCAAATGGTGGTTCTGGTGGAGGTGGTGCAGATGGTGGTAATGCAGGTGGATCAGGTAACACACCAAGTACATCGCCATCACAAGGAAATAATGGAGGAACTGCTACAGGAACACCAGGTGGACCAAATTATGGAGGAGGAGGAGGAGGAGGTGCTGGAGCAGTTGGTGGTAATGGTACAACTACAACATCTGGTAATGGAGGTGCAGGAACAGCATCTTCAATAACAGGAAGTTCAGTAACTTATGCTGGCGGTGGTGGAGCAGGAACTTATGGTGGAGGAACTGTTGGAAGTGGAGGAACAGGTGGTGGTGGAAATGCAGGAGCAAGTAATGGTGGAAATGGTACATCAGGAACAGTTAACTTAGGTGGTGGAGGTGGTGGTGGTTCAGTTGCAAGTTCTTATAGTGTTTATGTAGGAGGTTCTGGAGGAAAAGGAGTTGTTATATTAAGTATGCCTGATGCAAATTATTCAGGAACTACAACTGGTTCTCCAACTGTTGCTACAGGAGTTTCAGGAAATACAGTTTTAACATTCACAGGATCAGGAACTTACACAGGATAAATTATGGCATCATTCGCAAAAATAGGATTAAATAATAAAGTAATAGAAGTTCTTTCAGTACATAATAATGTACTAAAAGATTCTAATGGAATTGAACAAGAAAATATTGGTATAGATTTTTTAACTAAACTTACTGGTTGGGCTATTTGGAAACAAACATCTTATAATACTCATGGTGGAGTTCATAATAATGGTGATACACCTTTAAGAAAAAATCACGCAGGAATAGGATATACTTATGATGAAGATAGAAATGCCTTCATTCCTAAAAAACCTTTCAATAGTTGGATATTAAATGAACAAACTTGTCTTTGGAACGCACCTATTTCTATGCCAAATGATGGAAAAAAATATAATTGGAACGAAACAAATTTAACTTGGGATTTAATTAATGACTAGTATTATTAAAGTAGACACGGTCCAGGATATAGATGGTAATAATATTATCAGCGAAAATGCTAACACGATCACAATCGGCGCTTCGGGAGACACGATCAGTATTCCTGCAGGTGCGACATTAGTTAATAGCGGAACGGCGACGGGGTTTGGTCTTACTACACAATCAGTTCAGACAACAGGATTCACGGCAGTTAAAGGAAATTTATATCCTTGCAATACTACATCTTCAGCTTTTACAGTTACATTACCTGCTTCAGCTTCGGTTGGTGATCAATTAGCAATAGTAGATTATGCAGGAACTTTTGCAACAAACAATATTACGTTAGCACCAAATGGAAATAAAATTAATGGTTCAACAGATAATAGAGTTTTAAACACAACTAGAGAAGGTGTAATTATAACTTATATAGACAGCACTCAAGGTTGGGTTGCTACTTCTGGTGTAAATGAAGGTACAGTTGCTTTAGCCCCAGCACCTTATTCAATAGATTTCTTAGTAGTAGCTGGTGGCGGAGGTGCATCTGCTGGAGGTGGAGGAGCTGGTGGTTTTAGAACTTCAACTCAAACAGTATCTTCTGGAACATTAATTACAGTAACAGTAGGAGATGGTGGTGCTGGTGCAGCTGCACAAGTTGCAAATGGAAATAATGGTTCTAATTCTTCAATATCAGGATCAGGTTTAACAACTATAACTTCTGCAGGAGGAGGAGGAAGTGGTAAAGGTAATGAAGCTGGTCTTAATGGTGGTTCAGGTGGAGGGGGAGGTTATGATGGAGGAGGTTCTCCTGGGGGAACAGGTGGAACAGGAAACACACCAAGCACATCACCAAGTCAAGGGAATAATGGTGGTACTTCAACAGGCACTGCTTTTAAAGGAGCAGCTGGAGGTGGTGGAGCTGGTGCAGTTGGTGTAACTAATTCAGGAAATAATGGTGGTAATGGAGGAAATGGAACAGCATCTTCAATAACAGGATCTTCAGTTACAAGAGCAGGTGGTGGAGGAGGTGGTTGTAATGTTCCATCAGGTTCAGGAACTGGTGGTACTGGTGGTACTGGAGGTGGTGGAAATGGTTCTTCTTTTGAATCAACAATTGGTTCAGCAGGGACAGTAAATACAGGTGGTGGTGCTGGTGGTTCAGAAGCAGATACAGCTGTAACAGGGGCATCAGGAGGAAAAGGAGTTGTTATATTAAGTATGCCTGACGCAAACTATACAGGAACTACAACAGGTATTCCAACTGTTGCAACAGGAGTTTCAGGGAAAACAGTTTTAACATTTACAGGTACTGGGAGTTATACAGCTTAATGGCATCATTTGCAAAAATAGGATTAAACAATAAAGTTATAGAAGTTTTATCAGTACATAATAACGTATTAAAAGATTCTAATGGAATTGAACAAGAAGTTAATGGGATTGATTTTTTAACAAAATTAACTGGCTATCCAGTATGGAAACAAACATCTTATAACACAAGTGGTGGAGTACATAATAATGGTGGAACACCTTTAAGAAAAAACCATGCAGGTATTGGTATGACTTATGATGAAGATAGAGATGCCTTCATTCCTAAGAAACCTTACAATAGTTGGATATTAAATGAACAAACTTGTCAATGGGAAGCACCTGTTGCTAAACCAAATGACGGAAAAAGATATAATTGGAATGAAATTAATCAAAATTGGGATATAATAGAATAATATGAGCGAAATTAAAGTAAATAAAATATCACAGAGATCCGGAACCGCGATTACTTTAGGTGATTCAGGTACCGATTTCCAACTACCAAGTGGAGCAGATATAGTTGCTCAATCAGGTAGTGTTATTACTATTGCAGCAGGTGCGACGATAACGAACAACGGAACGGCGACAGGTTTTGGCGCGACGGGGGCCGTGAATTGGGATACAACAGCAAAGACAACAGGTTTTACAGCAGTTAATGGAGTTGGTTATTTTTGTAATACAACTTCAGCAGGATTTACAGTAACCTTACCTGCAACTCCAAGCGCTGGTAATATTATAGGTTTAATAGATTATGCAGGAACTTTTGATACTAATGCTTTAGTTATTTCTCCTAATGGAAATAAAATAGAAGGTGCAACAAATAACTTACAATTATCTGGTGAAAGAGAAGGTGTATTATTAGTATATGTAGATTCAACACAAGGATGGCTTGCAACATCAGGTATTAATGAAGGAACAGATGCTTTATCACCAGTACCTTATTCAATAGATTTTTTAGTAATAGCTGGAGGAGGAGGAGGAGGTTCTTATGATGGTGGAGGAGGAGGAGCCGGAGGATTTAGAACTTCAACACAAAGTGTAGCAATAGGAACAGCAATTACAATAACAGTAGGAGATGGTGGAGCTGGAGGATCAGGAACTTCTGGTTCAGGTGCAAGTGGAACTAATGGTTCAAATTCTTCAATATCAGGATCTGGTTTAACAACAATTACAAGTGCTGGTGGAGGCGGAGGTGGTGGACATAATGCTGGTTCTGTAGCTAAATCTGGAGGTTCAGGTGGTGGTAGTTCAGATTATGATGGAGTTACTCCTGGAACTGTACCTCCTGGTGGTTCAGGTAACACTCCAAGTACTTCTCCTAGTCAAGGAAATAATGGTGGTACTGGTATAGATACTCCATCTGGTGATTATTATGATTGTGGAGGTGGAGGAGGTGGAGCTGGTGCTGTTGGTGGAAATACATCTGGTTCAGATCCAAATATTAGCGGTGGTAATGGTGGAGCAGGTACAGCTTCTTCAATAACTGGTTCATCTGTTACAAGAGCAGGTGGTGGTGGGGGTGGTGCTGGTGTAAATACAGGAGGAAGTGCTGGTTCTGGTGGATCTGGTGGTGGTGGTGCTGGAGGAAAAAATGCTGCAGGTACTGCTGGAACTGCTAATACAGGTGGCGGAGGTGGCGGAAGTGGAGCTCCTGACGCTGCAAATACAGCTGCTTCAGGTGGAAAAGGTGTTGTTATATTAAGTATGCCTGACGCAAGTTATTCAGGAACTACAACTGGTTCTCCAACTGTTGCAACAGGAGTTTCAGGAAAAACAGTTTTAACATTTAATGGTTCAGGGAGTTACACAACATAATGGCTAGCTTTGCAAAAATAGGATTAAACAATAAAGTAATAGAAGTTCTTTCAGTACATAATAACGTATTAAAAGATTCTAATGGAATTGAACAAGAAAATATTGGTATAGATTTTTTAACTAAACTTACAGGTTATCCTGTATGGAAACAAACATCTTATAACACACATGGTGGAATCCATAATAATGGTGGAACACCTTTTAGAAAAAACTTTGCAGCAATAGGTTATACTTATGATGAAGATAGAAATGCTTTTATTCCTAAAAAACCATATAATAGTTGGATATTAAATGAAACTACTTGTTTTTGGAATGCACCAGTTGCTATGCCAATAAATGACAATCAATATAGTTGGAATGAATCAACATTGACTTGGGATATAGTAGAAAAAATTTAGTATTTACAAGCAACGTATATTCGTATACAAAATAGAAAGAATGATCGAATCAACAGTAAATGGAATATTTCCAACTCCTGTCTATATGTCAAAATTAGACAGAGATCTTACTAAAAAAGAATTATCTTTTATAGATAAATCTAAATTAGATTTTTATAGAAACGAAGGTAATATTACATCAAACGATAATTATATATTAAATCAAAAAGTATTTAGTAAATTAAAAGAAGATTTAGATTTAAGAGTTCAAGATTATTTTAAAAAAGTATTATCAACTACAGATGCTGTAACACCTTATATTACACAATCTTGGTTAAATTATACTGAAACAAAACAATATCATCATAAACACCAACATCCCAATTCATTAGTATCTGGAGTTTTCTATGTTAACTGTCATGAAGAATTAGATAAAATTAAATTTTTTAATGATGGTTATAAAACCATTAAACCTGAAATTAAAGATTGGAATTTATATAATTCAGAATCTTGGTGGTTTACAGTTAAGACCGGAGATATTATATTATTTCCATCATCATTAACACATATGGTTGAAAATAAAGAAGGAACAAATACTAGAATTAGTCTTGCATTTAATGTATTTATAAAAGGAACAATTGGTAATAATAAATCTTTAACAGAACTTATAATATGAAAAAACTATCAGTAGAAGAAACAATAAAAGCATATACAAATGAAAATGGTTTTGCTTGGGGTATTGATACAGCAATGAAATCTTTAGCGCCAGGTGCTAGTTATGACTTAACTTCAGCAGGTCAATTTATAATAGATAGATGGGATTCACCATTACCACAACCAACATCACAAGAAATTAGAGATGAGTACATTAGACAACAAACCATTGCTGAATGCATTGAATATTATAAAGCAAACACTGGCTTTAAAGCATTTATTAAAAGATTGTTTAAATAAACATTAGTACTTTAAAAGTACATTATACTATGTTATAATTTACGGTGGAGAGAGACCTCCACATACCATCTCTCTCCATTATAATTTATGCTTTTAGGATTTGATACATTCGCAAGATTCCCATTTTCCACTGTTGGAGACGATAACAGTGTAAGTGTTATTGCGTCCGGTAGTAACTTAATTTTATCAATAGGCCCTGTTGGGATTGCAGCTACTTCTATTGTAGAATCATCAGGCGCCGATCCGCTATTCTTAGGTAC